CCCCGCGTCCGCAGCTCCCGCGCCGCGCGGCGGAGATCATCGAAGGCGGCCCCGGTGCGGAGCCGGGGTTCGGCCTGCTGGCCATCCCACTCGATCTGCCCGGCCAGCTCCTCGAGGAGAGCGGCGGTCAGCCCAGCATCGGCGGCGGCATCCGGCCCTACGAATCGGCCTCGGAGATCGAGGCCAACCACCGGCACAGGGGCAGGGGCTGGAGCGGGTTTCCCAGATTCCAGAATTGAGAACGCAATCATTGCCCCGGCGGCGAGGATCGCCAGGAGCGTCAGCGGGTGCGGGCCTGCGGCATGCGGGGTAGCCTGCGGGGCGACCTGCGGGGCAGGCAGCGTCGCGAGCGGCGGCAGACCCGCCGGGGCGGCTGGACGGGTCCACAGCAGGTAAGCCACCGCGGCGGCGGCGAGGACGAAGGCAGTCGTCATGCGGTCGGCTCCGGGGCGGCGGCGCGGGTCAGCGTCAGGATCTGTTCGAGAGCCCCGCCGGCAGCCGAGAGCACCAGCGTGCGAACGGCCGGCCGGACGATCCACCAGACCGGCCGGGCGAGCAGCGGCACGCACGAATCGGCCACGGCGTCGAAGAGCGTCCCGACGCAAGCCAGCGACCACGCCTTCTTGCCCGGCCCGTCGAGGGTCGTGATCGTGTCGAGCCCGGCCACCGCCAGGCGGATCACCTCGACGACGAGCGATCCAAACTCGGCCACGGTCAGGCCACCGGTGGCCTTGAGGCGCGCGCCGGCGATAAAGCCGAGGACGGCAGATTGAAGTTGCTCTGGTGTCATGGTCAATACCCCGAGGGTCCGGTGGCGTTGGTTCCCGCGATCACGATCGAGTAGGCGACTGAGCCGGTCGGCCCTGTAGCGCGGATCGTCACGGCACGTTCGGTGGTGGTGACGCCCCAGGCGTGCGTCTGCTGCACGCCAAGCAGCTCTCCGCCCGGCCCTACCTCGCCGGCGACACGGCCCCAGCCGTTCGTGCCCGAGGGGCCGACGACGATCCGCGGTCCGGTGATCGTCTCGTTGTTGGCGATCCGCACAAGCCGGACCTGCCGCATCGTCTGGATGCCGGTCGCCCCCTGGATCGTGTCGGTGAGCGACAGAAGATCGAGCGTCTCCGACGCCCCGACCGCCAGAGATCGATTTGACACCCAGAGCTGATCGGACAGCGGCCCCGAGACGCTGTTGAGCGGGTAGACGGCGTTCGCCGACACCGCCCGCGTCGAGCTGCCGACGGTGCCCGTTTGCGTCTGCGTGAGGCTCGTCGTC